GCGCACGGTCTAGTCCTCAGCAGCAGTCGGCACCCACCCCATCAAACGAACCGCCAATGGACTTCGACGACGATATACCCTTTTGAAGCATCTCCCGGCCAGGAGGAGCCAATGAACAAATTTACCCCCGAGTATCGAAAATATCTTCTCCGGCCAATTCCTGACCGGAAGCTTTCACCCTCCGAGCGAGCCGATCGCAAAGAGCTTTACCAAATCATCCAGCAAGAAAGAGCCAAAGAAGATTCACCCCCTGCCCCACCCAACTACACGCCAGCTGACCCATACCTCAACGACAACCGCAAGGGCCTCGGCGGCGCTTCAAGGAGTGACTAATGACTCACGCTCACGACGACATCAGGGTTGGCACAGTGTGCCTTCCCTTCATTGGAAAAGGCTGGCTAATGCCATGGGGTGAAGTGGTCAGCAATCCATTAAAGGCGCAGCGGCTCGCTGAGGAATATCGGGAAAGACAGGAGGCGGCATGAAAGACGAAGCGATGAAAATGGCATTAGCAAAGCAGTTGACGATTGCTCTGCAAAACCTCGGTGCTCCTGTCGAATTACTCTGCATTGTAGGGAGTTACGGAGATACCCAGACCGACTCAGACATTCTCGAAATGCTTGAGAAGCATAACGAACGCGGCACCTGCATGGATGTGATTATCGCGCCGGAATTCTCATGGAAACCAAAACCCGGCGGTGCATCATGACTGATTACACCGGCAGCAACACGCCAGCGGATCAGCGCGACCTCTGGCGCACTCCACCAGCCCTCTTCGCTTCCCTTGATGCTGAGTTTTGCTTCCAACTGGATGCCGCCGCGGCGCCGCATAACGCGCTGTGCAGGAAGTTCATCACCGCCGAGCAGAACACGCTGGAAACGCCCTGGGCTGATTACCTGAGCATTCCCGGATACGTCTGGCTGAACCCGCCATACAGCGATATCACGCCGTTCGTTAAGAAGGCCGCCGCCGAGAGCAACAATCAGATCGGCACGGTGATGCTTGTCCCAGCTGACACTTCGGTTGGATGGTTCAAGGAAGCTATCCAGACCGCCAGCGAGGTTCGATTGATCACCGCCGGGCGGCTGGCATTTATCAACCCGATCACCGGTAAGCCCGTCAGCGGAAACAACAAGGGCTCAATGCTCATCATCTGGCGACCGTACCCGCGCACACACTGCCACTTCGCAACTGTGGAACGGGACGAGTTGATGGCTTTCGGGGCGAAACTTCTTGCCCGCCGGGAGGCCGCATGACGCCAGAAACAGACAACGCCAGTAAAAAGGCACTAATCACCAGGTCGCTAAAGCGGCCTTTTTTATTACTGGCGTTCACCTTCAACCGAATTAACCGACAGTTCCGGGAACATTGAGCATGGACATCATCGATACCGCAGCAGAGATTGAAGAGCTTCAGCGTAACGCTGCCCTTTCCGCTCACCGCTTCGACCGCAACGCCGTATCAGCAGAGCATTGCGCAGAATGCGGCGAGGATATCCCGGCGCCGCGACGCGCTGCCGTTCCCGGCTGCCAGACGTGCGCGGATTGCCAGGGTGTTATCGAATTGAGGAATAAGCAGAGGGGGCAGTAATGCAGCAGGCAATTTTAGACATGTGCTGCGGGTCGCGCATGTTCTGGTTCGACAAGCAGGACGAGCGCGCCGTGTTCAGTGATATCCGCGCCGAGCAGCATGAGCTTTGCGACGGTCGCCAGTTGGTTATAAGTCCGGACCTTATTGCTGATTTCCGCGCCCTTCCCTTTGCCGATAACACCTTCCCTGTCGTCGTGTTCGATCCGCCGCACCTCGAGCGTGTGGGCGATAACGCGTGGATGGGAAAAAGTACGGGCGGCTCAACAAAGAAACATGGCGAGATGATTTACGTAAAGGCTTCGCCGAAGCGTTCAGGGTGTTGTGGCCACACGGTGTGCTCATCTTCAAATGGAACGAAACGCAGATCCCGGTAAGCAATATCCTGGCGCTTACCGACGAGAAACCGGTCATCTGGCAGCGTACCGGCAAGGCTGACAAAACCCACTGGGTGATTTTCGTAAAAGGTGGCCCGCATGTTCAGGATAATCCAGCCTAATACCTGGTACGTCGATCCCCACGGCGCGCCCTGCAAAATCCTCCGCGCTACCCACGAAGTAATTCACTACACCCGCAACGGTCGCACCTGCATCGCCAGCATGGGCCGATTTCAACATGAATTCGAGCCGCTGACCAAAGCACAGGCTGAGCGGATCGCCGAAGAAATAGAAACAGCAGAACACCTGAAGAAGCTGCGCGCCCAGCGTGCGGCATGAGGAGAGATTATGAAGGAATTACGTTTTTATGGTGCAAGCGATGACCTATTTGAGTGTGAAGGTGCCATTCGAGAGGAGATCGGCTGTTACAGCCATCCAGGCATTTATCACCTGAAATCAGCTGAAGGCGAAATGCAAGTCATCGCCACTTACACCGATAGCGGCTGTTGGTCTATCGGCATCTGCCAGATTGATGAAGATGTGCCAATCCCACAATGGGAAACATCGTTCAGCACTCACGAGAAGGGGTATAGCGTTGTCCTTACTATTCAGGTTCCAGATGATACCGTTCTGGTGCAGGAAGACGATTGACGCAACTGATAGCCAGTTATGAGCTGGCTATTGGGTGCGAAAGCACCGCCTCACATCCCTTGATGTTATTGCCGCCTACGGGCGGCTTCTTTTTGCCTGGAGAAAACCATGAGCGACATTATTCAGCTGGTACCAAACAAATGGGTCACAGAGGAACTTTTAACTGCGACAACCGGCATGTCAAAGCACATGATTCAGCATGCCCGCCGGTCTACCTGGATGGAGGGAAAGCATTATCGCCATGTTGCCCCTGATATGGCACCTAAGCAAAACAGCCCAATCATGTATAACCGCTATGAGATAAACCACTGGATCGAGCACCAAAGCCCAGCGAAACGCCGGAGAATATCTGCTTAAATGTCCTTTGGCACATCAAACGAGGAATGATTATGGCAGCATACCCAATAGGCGTAGAAGTTCATGGCGAATCGTTACGTATATGGTTCATATATCAGGGGAAGCGTGTCAGGGAAAATCTCGGCGTTCCTGACACGCCAAAAAACAGGAAAATGGCAGGCGAACTTCGGGCTTCAGTCTGCTTTGCGATAAAGACAGGCACATTCAATTATGCCTCGCAATTCCCTGATTCATCGAACGCAGAGAAATTCAGCACTGTCAGAAAGCAAATCTCACTACTTGAACTGAAATCGAAATGGCTTGGGCTTAAAGAGATGGAGCTTAGCCTCGGGACGTTGAGGCGTTACGATTGCCACCTCACAACCACTATCGAAACAATTGGTGAGCACAGGTATATCGGCAGCCTGAACACTGAAGATATCCTTAGTGCCAGGAAGGAGCTACTGAACGGCTGGCAGAAGACCAGACATGGCCTAAATCATCCACCCAAAAAGGGAAGAAGCGTTCCTACAGTCAATAGCTATATGGCATGCCTTGGCGGGATGCTGGGCTTTGCTTTCAAAAGTGGATACCTGAAAACTGATCTGATGGCAGGTATTACCCCTCTCGCAAAAGAAAGACCCATTCCAGATCCTCTTACTTCTGATGAGTATCAGAGAGTGGTTGCGGCCTGCCCAACGCTACAGTTTCAGAATATGGTTATCTTTGCGGTAAATACAGGCGTCAGGCATGGCGAACTAAGCGCGTTATCCTGGGAGGATGTGAATACTGTCAACTGGACTGTTACAGTGTCACGGAACTATTCCCTGAAGGGAAACTTCACCCTGCCAAAAACCAACGCCGGGATTCGAACAATACAGCTGACCCAGCCAGCAATTGATGCACTCAAGGCGCAAATGCCACTGACCAGAATGATGGCATCCCACAAGGTAAGCGTCAGCCTACGGGAATACAAAAAAAAGAGAACCGATGAATGCACCTTTATATTCTCGCCGTCCATTACTTCAATGAACGGTAAGAAGACGATGTGCTACGTCCCCGGATCCATTAATTCAGCCTGGCGCACTGCCCTGCGTCGTGCAGGCGTCCGACAAAGACGGTCTTATGAAACCAGGAACACATATGCGTGCTGGGCACTGGTCGCCGGAGCGAACCCAAATTTCGTTGCGCACCAGATGGGCCATTCGTCAGCGCAAATGCTATTCACGGTTTACGGTAAATGGATGACCGAGAATAACCATGACCAGGTGGGCATTTTGAACGCATCATTTACTCAAAATGCCCCACTGATGCCACATAGAAAAACCGCATAACCTTAACTATCTGATTTAACATATTAATATCACTTCAATCATGATTCATCTGGATGAGTAAAGTCGGCTCCTTTGCGTTTAGCTTCCTGCCCGTGATGTTCTGTATTGCTATCCCGCTGGGCCTGGCGCGCGAGAACAAAGGCGTCGCGGCGTTTGCCGGGTTTGTGGGCTACGCCGTGATGAATCTGGCGGTTAACTTCTGGCTGACCGCGAAAGGCATTCTGCCGACCACCGACGCCGCCGTGCTGAAAGCCAACAACATTCAGAGCGTGATCGGCATCCAGTCTATTGATACCGGGATCCTCGGGGCAGTGATCGCGGGTGTGATTATCTGGATGCTGCACGAGCGCTTCCACAATATCCGTCTGCCGGATGCCCTGGCCTTCTTCGGCGGTACCCGCTTCGTGCCGATTGTTACCCTGGTGGTGATGGGCCTGTTTGGTCTGATCATTCCGCTGATCTGGCCGGTCTTTGCGATGGGCATCAACGGCATTGGCCGCATCATCAACGGCGCGGGAGATTTCGGTCCGATGATCTTCGGCACCGGCGAGCGTCTGCTCCTGCCGTTTGGCCTGCAGCATATCCTGGTGGCCCTGATTCGCTTCACCGAAGCGGGCGGTACGATGGAGGTATGCGGTCACGACGTGAGCGGCGCGCTGACCATCTTCCAGGCGCAGCTGAGCTGTCCGACCACCCACGGCTTCTCGGAAAGCGCCACCCGCTTCCTGTCTCAGGGTAAAATGCCTGCCTTCCTCGGCGGCCTGCCGGGTGCCGCGCTGGCGATGTACCACTGCGCGCGCCCGGAAAACCGTCATAAAATTAAAGGCCTGCTCATTTCCGGCGTGATCGCCTGCGTCGTGGGCGGAACCACCGAGCCAATCGAATTCCTGTTCCTGTTCGTCGCACCGGTGCTGTACCTCATCCACGCGGTGCTGACCGGTCTGGGCTTTACCGTGATGGCGGTGCTGGGCGTGACCATCGGCAACACCGACGGCAACGTGATCGACTTCGTGGTGTTCGGGATCCTGCACGGCCTGTCCACCAAGTGGTACCTGGTGCCGGTCGTGGCGGCTATCTGGTTTGCGGTTTACTACGGCATCTTCCGCTTCGCCATCACCCGCTTTAACCTGAAAACGCCTGGCCGCGATACCGATACGGCGAGCAGCGTTGAACAGGCGGTTGCCGGGACCGTGGGCAAATCCGGCTACAACACACCGGCCATTCTGGCGGCGCTGGGCGGTGCGGATAACATCACCTCGCTCGATAACTGCATCACCCGCCTGCGTCTGTCGGTGGCGGATATGTCAAAAGTGGATACCAACGCCCTGAAAGCCAACCGGGCCATCGGCGTGGTACAGTTAAATCAGCACAATTTGCAGGTGGTTATCGGCCCGCAGGTCCAGTCGGTGAAGGATGAGCTGGCAACCCTGATGCGAACAGTTGAAGCCTGATGCCTCAGCCCCCTCTCATGAGGGGGTTTTACTTTAAGGACTCACGTCATGTTTGATTTTTCTACCGTCGTGGATCGACACGGCACCTGGTGTACGCAGTGGGACTACGTCGCCGACCGCTTTGGCGCGGCCGATCTGCTGCCCTTCACCATCTCGGATATGGATTTCGCCACCGCGCCCTGCATTACCGACGCGCTGCATCAGCGCATTAATCACGGCGTGCTGGGCTACAGCCGCTGGAAGAACGATGAGTTTCTCGCCGCCGTCGCGCACTGGTTCCAGCAGCGCTTTAACAGCACGATTGATACGGAAACCGTCGTTTATGGTCCTTCCGTTATCTACATGGTGTCAGAGCTGATTCGTCTCTGGTCACACCCCGGCGACGGCGTAGTGGTTCACACCCCGGCATACGACGCGTTTTACAAAGCTATTGAAGGGAATGCGCGTCATGTGGTGCCCGTGGAGATGGAAAAGCACGCCGCAGGCTGGCAGGGAAATATGGCTGCGCTGGAAGCGGCCCTGGCAAAACCTGAAAACAAAATTTTGCTGCTGTGCAGCCCGCAAAACCCAACCGGCAAGGTCTGGACGCGGGACGAGCTGACGCAGATGGCTGAACTGTGCGCACGCAATGACGTGGCGGTTATCAGCGATGAAATTCATATGGACATGGTGTGGGGAGAGCATCGTCACACGCCGTGGAGCGCGGTGGCGCGCGGCAAATGGGCGCTTCTCACCTCCGGCTCGAAAAGCTTTAATATTCCGGCGCTGACGGGCGCTTACGGCCTTATTGGTGATGAGGAAAGCCGTAACGGTTATCTCAGCGCACTAAAAGGCCGGGACGGGCTATCTTCTCCTTCCGTGCTGGCGATAACGGCGCATATCGCCGCCTATCAGCAGGGAGCACCGTGGCTGGATGCCCTGCGGGGATATCTGGAAGAGAATCTGTTGTATATCGCGCAGGAAGTAAACCGCGCCTTTCCGAAACTGAACTGGCAGCCGCCCGAAGCGACCTACCTGGCCTGGATTGACCTGCGCCCGCTGAACATTGACGATCGGGCGCTGCAAAAAGTGCTAATCGAGCAGCAAAAAGTCGCCATCATGCCGGGATATACCTACGGCAAAGAGGGAAACGGCTTTGTTCGCCTGAATGCCGGCTGTCCACGCAGCAAGCTGGAACAAGGGGTGCAACGCCTCATTGCCGGGATTAACACGCTCCTGTAAACAATTTGCGCAACGGAATATTCCCTTGCGCAAATAGCTTTTTACCCCGTTTTGTTTTTATAATATGGCGCACTTTAACCAGAAAAGAGTGCGACCATGATTGATACACGCCTGCCTTTAACTGATATTCATCGTCACCTTGACGGTAACATTCGTGCCCAAACCATCCTCGATCTTGGCCGCCAGTTCAATTTAACGCTTCCTGCGCAGACGCTTGAGTCGCTGATCCCTCACGTACAGGTGACCTCCAATGAACCGGACCTGGTCAGCTTCCTGAGCAAACTCGACTGGGGCGTGAAGATGCTGGCCTCGCTGGATGCCTGTCGCCGCGTGGCGTTTGAGAACATTGAAGATGCGGCACGTAACGGCCTGCATTACGTCGAGCTGCGCTTCTCGCCGGGCTATATGGCGATGACCCACAACCTGCCCGTTGCAGGCGTGGTGGAAGCCGTGATTGAAGGCGTCCGTGAAGGATGTAAAACCTTCGACGTTCAGGCCCGTCTGATTGGCATTATGAGCCGTACGTTCGGCGAAGCCGCCTGCCTGCAGGAGCTGGAAGCGCTGCTGGCCCATCGCGATGCCATCACCGCCGTCGATCTCGCCGGTGACGAGCTGGGCTTCCCGGGCAGTCTGTTCCTCTCCCACTTCAACCGCGCGCGCGATGCCGGCTGGCACATTACCGTGCATGCGGGTGAAGCGGCTGGCCCGGAAAGCATCTGGCAGGCCATCCGCGAGCTGGGCGCCGAGCGTATCGGTCACGGCGTGAAGGCGGTAGAAGATCGCGCCCTGATGGATTTCCTGGCGGAGCAGCGCATCGGGATTGAGTCATGCCTGACGTCTAACATTCAGACCAGCACCGTCGCAACGCTGGCGCATCATCCGCTGAAAACGTTCCTTGAACACGGCGTGCTGGCCTCGCTGAACACGGACGATCCGGCAGTACAGGGCGTGGATATCATCCACGAGTACAACATCGCCGCACCGCAGGCGGGGCTGAGCCGCGAGCAGATCCGTCAGGCGCAGATCAACGGGCTGGAGATCGCTTTCCTGACGCCTGAAGAGAAGCAGGCGCTTAAAGATAAAGTGGCTCGCGGTTGAGCATTTGCCGGGTGACGGCTACGCCTTACCCGGCCTACAAAAATATTTAAAATTATGCCAGACAGAGCGTGGCGCGATGTTTGGCAGATTCAATACCCAGCTCAATCAGCTCCATAATCTGAATCGCCTGGCTGGCCGGAACCGGATTTTCGCCCGTGCCGTTCAGCGCATCGCGGATGCCCGCGTAATAGGCCGGATAGTTGCCCGGGATCGTCAGCAAGGTCTCCTCTACCAGTTCCTCACCTTCCACCCGCGTTACCACGCCGTCGCGCATATCATAGCCCCAGTCTTCCTGCGGCAAACGTTCACCGCTTTTCAGCCGGTCCTCCTGAGGATCGAGGCCAAACTTCACGTAGCTCCCGCGCGTGCCGTGAATAATGTAGCGGGCCGATTCCGCGGCCGCAACCATCGTGCCGTGCAGCACAATCCGCCGCTGCGGGTAGCTGAGCACCGCGTGGAAGTAATCGGTCGTCTGCGCTCCGGGCCGGAGCTGGGCCAGATCGACCGTCATGCTCACCGGCAGACCAAAAAGATTGACCGCCTGATCCAGCAGATGCGGGGCTAAATCGTACCAGATGCCGCTGCCTGGACCAGCCTGCTCGCGCCAGCGGTTTCGTACCTGCGGACGGAAGCGGTCAAAGTGCGATTCAAAGAAGAGGATCTCCCCTAGCGTGCCTTCACTGAGAAGCCTTTTTACCGTCAGAAAGTCGCTGTCCCAGCGGCGG